ATTGCTTTCCAGTAAGTGGATTTCTATAAGGAATAGCAAGACTCTCGCTTGCCCAACTTACAATACTGTCGTTAGAGTCACAAAAACGCATGAAAGCCAATTCCCAACCGCTGCGATATTTAGGCACACCTTTGCCTGAATATTTAGATTGATTTATTACTGTATAGTAACCTTGCTGGTAATTGTTAGCCATTGGTCACCTATATAAGTATGTTGCGGGCAGCAAATTCATTTGGAGTAGCAGTAGTTGTAATTCCGAGTAATGTTGTATTACTGCGTAGATTATTAAGATAATATGCCAAAGTAGCAGTAATTTGAACTTGGTTTTGATTATTCATCTCGCCGAGAATAGTTTCAACAGGTATTCCGCTATCTTGACTGATCTGGAAAACATTTAGTGTAAAGTTCCTAGCAGCCATTTCGTCGCTGAATATACTGTTGAAAAAACTAAAAACGATGTCATACTGATTGCTATCAATGACAAGTTCACGTTTATAGAAATCATCAAATACCCTAACTGTTGGATCTGTGCCTGGGTTTGGATAGTTTACAGTTACCATTGTTATTACTGTCCTGCTGAGTTAGTTTGCGATGGCACTGTGTTTGGACTACCTGTTGTCGTTGCATCGGCTTGTTTTAATGTTGAAGGTGAATTCATACTGTTAATTGCACTTGTTTGTGTAGGTTGATTTGGAAATAGCACACCGCGTGTCATTCCCGGAAGTTCAGACTTAATAGTACTTTTTAGCATGTCAGTAGTTTCTGTTTTAAGCAGGCTTACTAGATCTTTACCCTTAAATGTTTGATACGCAGTTCCGCCTTTTTGTATTGCACCAACTACACCAGCAAGATTACCTGCACTTAAATCAGTTATAATACCAGCTGCTGAATCAATTAACCCAGCTTGACCAAATATACTCGATGTGCTACCTGGACGAGATAATGGACTATTAACAGTGTCATAGTTACCAGGGTTAGCAAATGTTGGTATACCGCCGTCCGGTTTGCTGCCTGTTAGTGCCCCATGGTAGTACTTAACTGTTTCATACTCAAAGGTGAAAGTATTTTGCATAATACCGCCATCTTCGGCATAACTGTAAGTGTCGTGCTCAAATGCTGAAATAATTGGATTAATAAGCGTGTATGCTGCCCACTTGTGTTGATCAAATCCAAACACAGTGATGTCGCGAAAAAATGCTGGTTTACCGTCTCTAGCACCATCAGTGTAACTTTCGCCTATGTATCCCCAGTCGTTTATTTCTCTATCTTGCGTATAGATGTCTCGATAGTTGTAAGGATAGGCTGCACCCGGATCAACGCCTTGCGCATTTTGTCCCAAACTGCCATTGGTAACAGCGGCATCAAAATATTTCTGACTAGCATCTTTGTAATAGTATGCATAATAGTTGTACCACAATGCACGAGATAGATCGCTAGCATCATCGTGCATTGTACAAACAATAGGATCATATTCAATTTGAGTTTGTACTTTTCGTTTTCTGTTGTACTGATTCATAGTTTCAACATTAAACTTATAGCTAGGAAGTTTAACTTCCTTAACTAACAAACTCAGATTGTTTAGATCTTGTGTTTGAAAAACATTACGTAGTTGCGGTATTTGCTGTACATTTAAATTAAATACAACATGATACAAGAACTTATGCCGCGGCGCAAGAGCGTAGCTATTGCTACGGAATGTCTTACTTGCATGCGTGTAGTCTTTAAGGAAATCGTTGCCGAAAAATCCTTTGAGAAAATCTTCACCGAAGGCCATAAGTTACTCCTTATTAGCCGCTTACTACATCACCTAGTGTTCTACCTACAGTGGCTCCTACGCCTGAACCAATTGGTGTTTGTATAGCATTGTCAAAACGCATCGTCATGCCAATTGTTACTGGTTCATTTGATCCGTAGTTCAAATCGCCGTAGTTTGCTTCAGTAATAAAGCAACCGTACATTTCCCATGTTTCTAGTACAACTGGCTCACTTGAACCATTGCCACCGTCGAGGACCTCGCAACGTGTAGTAAATTTGTAGTCAATGCCGGAACTTGCAGAAGCTTGTTCCATCATGTCTAGTTGTTTCTGTAGCTGTTCGCCAATTAATCTACTTACGTTTCCGCCTGCATCGTCACGGAAGTTAGCAGTTGTTGTGGCCCAGGTATGTTTACCGGCTAGGTACATTCTACTATTGTAGATTTCAATTGGGATCTCTTCAAACGTTACACTAGGGCGTGTAAAATCCATTACCTGCTTGGTTAGTTCAGTTCTAGGTGTTGATACACCTAAGTTTTCAAATACCACTCGGAAGCGATACTTTAGTTTAGGCATTAACAAGCCTTGTGTTGCACTACTCTGGTCACTGGCCAAAGGCACTGTCATTCTTGTTAGCGATGATACGGCCATTCTTTGTTCTCCTATTACGTAATTATTTATCTAAGTTTTGTCACAAGAAAATGGGACCGAGGCCCCATTTCCATGCATTTTAGTATATTTAAACAGCAGCTGAGCTTGCAGTATTACCTGCTGCAATTTCGCCTGTATTCTTAATTCTAATCGGAATATAGATAAACTCAACAGCTTTAACTGGCTCAATTGCAACATCAACGTACATTTCGTTTCTGTCAATTCTAGCCGGTGTGTTGTTTGACTCATCGCACACTACCAAGTAATCATATATACCACGCTTCGCAACTAAGTCGATCATCAAGCTTTCAACTGAGTTTTTAATTTCATCACGTGTTAGTTTATCATTTGGTTCAAACACAAAGTTTTTAGCAATAACTTCAAGTCTACCTCGTATAAACGCTACTAGTCTTGCAACGTTAATTCTATCAAGTGAACTAACTGTGTATGTTGTTTTGTTACCGTAGTTAAGAATACCACTGCCCGGAACAAACGTAATCGGGTTAATGTTGTTCTCATACAATGTATCTCTCAATCCTTGGCGAATAGCTGTTTGTGTAAACGCACCTGTTTGTGCATTCACATAACCAAGTGCATTAGCATTGTCAACTGTGCCTCGTCGAGTACCAGCTGGTGCTAACCATGGATATGCAACATCATCACTGCGAACTACTGTTCGTAGCATCATGTGCGATGGAGGAGCAACTACTATGTTACCGCTTAGATCAGTTGTTTGACAACTTGGATAGAACACACCATAGTATGGATCCGATGTTGTTAGTCCGTCACCTGATGCATTAGTTGCCCAATTAACAATATCTGTGCCATTGTCTGCTAAACGCATTGGAGTGTCACCGATAATAAACGCTGTGTTACTACGCTCGTTGTTCAATGCTACCATGTTTGTTGCAAGCTCAGGATAGTTTGGAGTAGCAATTAGGTTGAATTGACGCTGCTCTTCACGAAGCTCTTGTGATCCGTCAATACTGGCTTTCATTGCAGCAACAACAATTGATCTTACTGCCTTACGTCCTGCATACATGGCACCATCAGCTTGGTTACCACTTGCAGTTACCCATGCATTTGTTTCAGTCGGCAATGACACGTTTGGAAAGCTAGAAGCATTAAAGTAATTAGTTTCGTAGCTCTTAACATTAAAGCCACTTCGTCTTGTATTCCAGAGCAACATGCCTTCGGGATATAATGTAGCATCTGGTGCGTCAACGTCAAGATATGCACTTGTTAGCAAGCTCTTGATCGTTGGGATTGCATCTGTAATTGGATCAGTTGTACCGTTCCCGGCCCAACGTGCATCTGCAAATAGTACACCATTTTGTGTTGTTTGATCAGTGTTATCGATTAATACCCATTGATCAACAGCAGAAACAGTCTGCCAACGATATATTGTTGGGTAGTTATCTAGATCAGCTGTCGACAACCATAAGTCACCGTAAACTAATGCACTGTCGTCACTTTGTTTTGTTGGCGGTGTTGCAGAAACAATTGGACCGTTTGGCGAAGTTGTACTTAGGTTGTAACCACGTTGATCATTGTCAACATTTTGGTAACCTGTCCAAACACCGCCGCTATTGATTAGGATGTCAGCTTCGTCAGTTGCACTATAATACCAGTATGTACCATCAGCTGGATCGGTACTTGGAGGTACACTACTTGGTGTATAACTATTATCTCCACCTAGCGGTTGCCAGTTACTTAGAATCACATCTGAATCGTTTCCGTTTCTTACACCATTCACTGTTGCTACAATACCAGCATCAGTCACTGGTGTACCGCTTGTGTCTTTAAGTACAATGTCTCCGCCTAGTGTGTGCTCAATTTGTACTGCACCAGTTGACAACACTCGTGCAGTTGTGTTTGCAACGTTAGCTGCAAGGAACGCTGTTACAAAGTCTGCCGCAGTTGTGCCGGCCAATGTGGCTGTTACTGCTGCTGTTAATGTTGTGCTGTTAGCAGCACTGGCTTGAATTGTAAATGTTTCTGAACTTGTAAATGTTGGTGTAGTAACGTTACCAGTAATTAGTGTCGCACCAGTTGCATATCTTTCAAATACTTTGTAAGTATATGTGTAATTTTCTTGTACATCATTTTTTGCATACAAAGAACCAATTACAATATTTTTACCGCCTCCACTTGGGTCAAGATTTTTTAGAGCAGTTTCATCGTTTGCATACACTGGGCAGTTTTGTGTGATAAACGTATCAGTAGTTATGTCGTATTTTCTAACAACTAAATTAGCACCTGAGTTAACATTGGTTGTTTTTGCCCACACACTGCCTGTTGGGTGTGGTTCAGTACCTGTGTCACTCCAGCTTGGATTCTGGTAGTGCGGCGACATTTGCAATACAGGCGCATAATACTGACGTGCAATAATACCTAGCTCGCTAAGTAATGTTGTGTTATTGCCATTTTCGACCATCATGATGCCGTTACCGTCATCTGTTGATCCATCATTTGATCCATTGCTGTCAACATAGATGTTTAGTTTACCACTAACTACATTAGCAGAAATACCAGCAATTGAGGCGTTGTTAATGTCAACTGCCATTTGTGTAACTGTAGTACCCGTGAGTGTGACTTCAACGTCATTTAAGTAGATACTGTTTCCGGCTGTTAGAACTGGATTAGTAGTTGACGTTACTGTGTGCCAACTGTTTTTCCAATCGTCACTGCCAACCAGTACCCAAGTATTAGCCGCCACTGGCACAGCAGCTTCAGCATTACCGCTACTCTTGTAATACACTGGATTGTTTTTGTTAGTTGTTACAACTGCATAATCACCAATGCTACCGATTGAATCTAAAGGTATACCAGCAGCTAGATCGC